ACGGCCCGGGTCGCTCTTCCTGGCAACCACGCGCACCGGGCGGATCCTGGCCCGCGGCCTGGCCGCCTCGACGGTGCGCGAGATCTGCCTGGCCCGCGGCGACCAGGCCGGGGTGGCGCGCTTCAGCCCCCACGACCTGCGCCGGACGATGATCGGCGATTTGCTCGACGATGGGGAGGACCTGGCCACGGTGCAAGCCACCGTCGGCCACGCCAACATCGCCACCACAGCCCGCTACGACCGGCGCGGCGAGCGGGCGAAGCGACGGGCCGCCGAGCGCCTGCGCCTGGCCGAGTAGATGTGTGCGCGCACACGCTTACCGATCTGTCATCTCCACCGGTAGAGCGTCTGTGCTATACTCTCGATACGACTTCGGGGCGCGCGGCAAGCGTAAGGCCCTCGAAGTCGTTTGTCATGCACCGCGCGCCCCAGGTCGATTACCCACCACAACCCCGGGAGCTCCCCCGATGTCGTTCGCCGCCGACATCCGCCACTGGCCCACCCTCGCCGCCTTCGAGGCCCACCTCGCGGCCTATGACCCGCAGATCGCCGCCTGGGCGGTCGGCGTGGTCTACCACCACACCTGGGTGCCCACGGCCGCGCAGTGGCGTGGCCGGGCCAGCATGGACGGCCTGGTCCGCTTCTACGCGGGCAAGGGCTGGGACGCCGGCCCGCACCTCCTGATCGTCGCTGGCGCGCCCAACCCCGCCGACGACGGCATCTGGCAGCTCACCCCGCTGAATCTGCCCGGCGTCCACGCCGGGGCTGCGAACGGCTGGAGCTGGGGCCTGGAGATCGTCGGCGACTACGACGCCGCCCCCTGGCCCGCTGACGTGGCCGCCCTGGCCCTGGGCGCGGGTGCGGCGCTGCTGCGCTGGCGGTCGCTGCCGGCCGACGCCGGCACGGTGCGCGCGCACCATGAGTTCTCGACCAAGAGCTGCCCGGGCAAGGCGATCGATATGGCCTGGGTGCGCGCCCAGGTCGCCCGCCAGGTGGCCACGCCGCCCACCCCCACGCCGCCGGCGAGCCGGGCCTACACGGAGCTCAGCGGCCTGGCCGGGTCGGCCGCGCTCAGCGCCGAGCAGGCCGCCGCGGCCGTGATCCGCCGCGGCAGCCGCTACACCCCCTACGACCTGCGCACCATCGCCACGTTCTACTGGCGCTATGCCGCCAGCGTCGGCCTCAACGCCGATCTGGCCTGGGCCCAGGCGGTCCACGAGACGAGCGCGCAGCAGCCCGGCGGCTCCTGGTGGCCGTTCTCCTCCTGGTGGGCGCAGCGGCCCCGGCGCAACCCGGCCGGCCTCGGCGTGACCGGGCGCACGCAGCTCACGAAGCCGGCCAGCGTCGGCCGCCTCGTCGACGGGGTGACGATCGGCACCTGGGCGCAGCGGCCCGACGGACGCTGGGCTGAGGGCCTGAGCTTCCCCAGCTGGGAGCACGCCGTGCGCGCCCACCTCGGCCGGCTGCTGCTCTACACCCAGGGCATCAGCGGCACGCCCGATCAGCAGGCCTTAGCTCGCTGGGCGCAGGCCTGCCGGCCGCTACCCAGCGAGCTGTGGGGCAGCGTGGCCACGCTGCGCGCCCTGGGCGCCGCCCACAACCCCGTCAATTTGGGCCGGCCACGGCGCGACTGGGAGGGCTGGGCGGTGCCGGGCGACGACTATGGCGCGCGCATCGCCGACACGGCGAACGCGCTGCTGGGGGAGGCACGCCGATGAGCGAACCTGCGGCCGACTACTACGGGCTCGCCGTCGCGGCCGCCCTCGACGGCGAGAACATTGCGCTCCAGGTCGCGCGCGATGCGGCGGCCATCACGGTGATGGTCGACGCTGGCGCCGCGCCCCTGGCCCGCGTGCTGGCCGGTGCGGCCGTCGGGGCGCTGCGGGCCGACGAGGCCGAGCTGCTCATCCGCCATGACGCTGGCCTGCGCCAGGCGGTCGTCGACCTCTCCGATGCCCAGGCCGGCGACGTGCGCATCGACCAGGTGGCGGGGCGCGACATTGTGACGATCAATGTGTATGTAGGAAGCCAAGGAGGTAGCTAATGGTTCGCGCAAAGTTCAAGGTGACGAAGGTTACGAACGTCGATTGGGGCGAGAAGTACGGCGATCTGGTGACAATTGAACTCTTCCCTGTTGGCGGCGGCATTGGGGGCGAGAGTGAGGAAAACAAGGCGTTCTACGCGGCCACCCCCGGCGGCTTCATCAACCTCGGCGTGGTCAACGCGGCGGCGGCGGCGCGGTTCGAGCTGGGCGCAGAGTTCTATGTGGACTTCACGCGGGCAGACGGCTGATGACCAACGGCCAGCCGCCAGCCAAGGCCTGGGATCTGGCCCTTGAGGGCATTGCCAAGCTTGCAACCCAGAACGAGGCGATCCAGGCGACCATCAGCGAGATGCAGGGCCAGATCACCTACATTCGCCAGAGCTCGGCGCCGATCTCGATGATGCGGGCGCAGGAGAACGATATCGGCGACCTGGCCAAGAGTCTCGCCCTGCTCGGCGCGCGGGTGGCCGCCGTCGAGGAGGGCGCCACCGCCGCCATCCTCGACCGGCTCGCGACCGATGCGGAGGAGCGGGTCGCGCATGACGCGGCCGACGCCGACGACCGCCGCGCGCGCCGCACGGCGACCGACCGCATGCACGCCTACCTGTTCTGGGGGTTTTTGGGGGTGGTGGCGGCCCTGATCGGCCTGGCGGCGATCATCCTCTGGCTCGGGCTGCGCCGATGAGCGACTTGCTCGACATCACCGCGCGCCTCAAGGCCTCCTGGCGGGCCATCCTGGATGCCGAGCAGGCCCGTGGGCAGGCAATGGCCGCCGGCGAGGCCCAGGAGGCCCAGGAGGCCTACCAGGCGGCGCTCGTGCTCTTCCGCCGCGCCCAGATCGAGGCCTTCACGGTCACACTGGGGGCCATGCCGCTGGTCTGGGAGCAGCTTCGGGAGCTTGCCGAGCGCCTGGACCGCCTCGAGCGCGCCGTCGGCGAGGCGTCCCGCGTGGCCCGCCTGGAGACCCGCGTGGATATCATCGACCGCATCCTGTTCTTCGACCCGCTGAACACCGGATAGCCGACCATCCATCCCGCCCGCCCCAGCGGGCGCAGCAGCATTGGAGAGTTTAAGAAAGTTTAACTCATGGCAGCCCCGAAGCTCACCAACGAGCAACGAACCCAACTTCTGGCCTGGCTTGCCGCCGAGTATAGCGAGACACTCATCCGGCGCTGGTTCCTGGCCAGCGACTGGCCGACGCTGAGTTCTGCCGCACTCAGCCACTACCGCAAGCGCTGGGCGACGGAGATCGCCGAGGCCCGCGCCGCCCGTCGCGGCACGGCGATCTCGGCGGGCCTGGCGCTGAAAGAGGAGCGGGTGCGGCGGCTGGCCGAGCACGCCGATGAGCTAGAGGCGATCAAGTGGCTGCCCGATGATAAGGGCCGGCTCTGGAACGAGAAGGCCTGGCGCGAGACCCTCGACGACATCGCCAAAGAGATGGGCGAGCGGCGCCCCGATATCGAAGGAAAGCTGATTACCTTCCTTGACCAACTACGCGACATCCTTAGCCCGGAAGACTACGCGCGCGCCCTCGCTCGATTTGCTGCTGGCCAGGCTGGCGGCGGAACGGCTGAGGGCTGATCCGGCGCTCGCGGCGCTGGCCAGCGGACACTTCCGGCTACCGACCGTGCGCTATGCGGCGGCCGGGCCCGGGCTGCCCCTGGTGAGCCGCGACGACGATGGGGCGATCGTGGTGCGCTTCCACGCGGGGCAGGACGCGGCCCGGCGCAGCCGGAAGCGCCGCCGCATCGTGCTGGCCGGCAAGCAGGGCGGCAAGACGAGCAGCGGGCCGATCCTGCTCTCGAAGATGATCTGCGACACGGCCCGCAAAGAGGGCGGCAACGACTACATCGCTGGCACGGCGACCTATGACCTCTTCAAGCTGAAGATGCTGCCCGAGCTGCGGCGCTGGTTTGAGCACTACCTGGGCTGGGGGAAGTACTGGGCGGGCGACCGCATCATCGAGCTGCGCGACCCGATCACTGGGCAGTTCTGGGCGACCAACGCGGCCGACGACATGTGGGGCCGCATCATCCTGCGCTCGGCCGACAGCCCCACCGGCTGGGCGTCGTCAACGGCGCGCGGCGGCTGGCTCGATGAGGCCGGACTGCGCCAGTACACCCAGGAGGTGCTCGACGAGGCCGAGGCGCGCGTCAGCGTCGCCCAGGGGCCGCTGCTCCTCACCACCACGATCTACGACCTGGGCGCGCTCAAACACACCTTCTACGACCCCTGGGTCAAGGCGGAGCGGCGCCACCCCGAGATCGAGGTGATCCAGTTCGACAGCACCGACAACCCGGAGTTCAGCCCCGAGGAGTTCGACCGCCTGCGGGCGAGTATGCCGGTGTGGAAGTTCAACCAGCGCTACCGCGGCATCTACGAGCGCCCGGCCGGGCTGATCTATGACTGCTTCGACAAGACGATCCATACCCGCCCGCGCTTCACCATCCCGGCGGCCTGGCCGCGCTACTGCGGGCTCGACTTCGGCGGGGTGAACACGGCGGCGATCCTGCTGGCCGAGGAGCCGGGCTCTGAGCGGCTCTATGCCTACCGCGAGTATCACGCCGGTGAGCGCACGGCCGCCGAGCACAGCTACTACATCCTTGAGGGCGAGCCGGAGGTACCGTTCTGCATCGGCGGCAGCAAGAGCGAGGGGCAGTGGCGCATGGAGTTCCGCAAGGGCGGCACGGTGAAGGGCAAGGAGGTGGCCCTGCCGGTCAACGGCCCCGACGTGCGGGAGGTCGAGATCCAGATCGCCCGCGTCTACGCCACCATCAAGAAGGGCGGGCTGATCATCTTCGACGACCTGGCCGGGCTGATCGGAGACCTGCAGGACTACCACCGCCAGGTCGACGCCGACGGCGAGCCCACCGAGACGATCGCCGACGAGTCGAAGTACCACCACCACGCGGCACTGCGCTATATCGTGAGCCGCATTAGACGGGGAGGGTAGAGCGATGCACGAAGAGCAGCCGAAGGCCTACTGTCTGACCATTCACGTCGTCGGCGCGCTGCGCAGCGAGGCGCCCATCGGCGACAAGCTCAATGCGCTCATGGAGCGCATCAGCCAGGCTCTTGACGAGGTCTTTCCCGGCTTTCTGCCGGGCGACCCGCCGGTGTGGGTCAGCTCGTCGGAGCTGCGCGACGATTGGATTCGGCGCGGCCCGCCGGCGACGAAGCGAGAGGAGTAATCAAGGTATGAAGCTCCTCACCCGCGCCCGCTACGGCCTGGCCCGCCTGCTCGTCAAGGGCATGCAGTGGCAATACACGCCATCGTGGGCCAGCCGCACCGTGCTGAACGGCTCATTCCAGAGCCTGGTCGACCAGGGCTACAAGCGCGCGGCGGCGTACTTCGCCTGTGTGGAGGCCCACGCCTTCACCTTCCCCGAGCCGCCGCTGTGGGTCTGGGACGGCGAGGATGACAACGCCCGGCCCATCCCGAACCACCCGCTCCGCCGGCTGATGCTGCGGCCCAACCCCGATCAGGATGAGGTGGCCTTCAAAGCCCAGGTGATCACCTGGGCCGCGATCGGCGGCAACTGCTACATCTACAAGCTGCGCAACCGCTC